GCCCGGGAACCACTTTCACCCCTCCCGGGTCGCAGCCAGTTCCCCAACCCACCCCATAAGAACTGGCTTGCGTCAAAGTATTGCATCCAGGCCAACGCGCAAGTCTTTCGTGTTTCGCCTATTCTTTCTGGTAAGAATTAAAAAGGCATATGGTAAACTGAAAAGACCCCGCGGTTGGAGCGGAACCGCTAGCGCAGCGAAGCGGGGGGACTTTAGTCCCCCGCTCTAACAGGGGTCTGTTTCACCATTATATACATATAAGGGGAACGAAATGGTGAAACAGTGTAGAACCCGGGTTTAACAGAGTAGCCCGAAATGGCTGTTTTAGCCTAGTTTTGAGCACTAAAACCAACCACCGGGAGCTCTTTCCCGGCCCAATTCCTGTTCCCTTTAGGCGCCCCACCCTTCTTACCATTAGCGATCGATGCCTTGGCCTTGGCCTCCGACCTCACCTTGCCGATCCTGGACGCGAATAACGCCACCGGGACCTCACATTTACAGTTAGGACATTCAATTGATTGACTCATTCTTCCCTCCATTCTTTCCATTCTTTCCAGTTTTGTATCTCCCATTTCAGCAAAGGCTTGTCCTTCTGATTGCAGAAATAGACAAACCTATGCTTCCTGGTCCGCGGAACAATCACTGCATCTTCCATGGTCCGCGAGTGTCGACTGTGCTTGTTGCCGACCACCTTGTCCCCGGAAGATCTCTTGTCAGATAGTCCGGTATAGATCCAGTTCGTTGCCGAATAGATCATTCCATTATGCCCGGCCCCGGTATCTGCATAGCTAACCAGGATCAAGTAGGGCCGCAACTTCGTTAACTCTCGAATGCTCCAGGATATAAACCGACTCTCAGAATTCTTGGGGCACTTATCATCCATCCATAGCCTGTTCAACTCGTAGACCCTGGACGCATTCTCTGCCCCGCATATGCCTCTGCATAGATGGGGCGACGCGGGTTTGCCGAACGAGATCACGCCCAGCAGTTCACTGCCATGGAAGCATCCGAACGACCAGTTGCAAGGCACGGCCCGGTGCGCGTAGTGGTTGGCGACGACTACTTCATTCATCGTCTTTGACCCTATGGACCGGAATTTAAGTTGGAGCGCAGAGGTAGGAATTGCACCTCCATCGTCCCCTTGGAATAGGGGAAGCTCTACTATTGAGCTATCTGCGCGTAAACTCACCAGGTCCCCATCTCGTCGATGAACCCGATCGTCTTATCCCGGCGATCCTTCAACACTGCCAGGAGCCTGTCGGTCATGTCTACCTCTGACAGCATGGAGTTCCCCCCTATGCAACTCCCGCACCTATTGAGGTAGGTCAGGATCTTGGGCTTGTTGCTGGCGGACTGATTGATCTCACAGATTCCGTAGTCGTTCCCGGACCGATAATACTTGCCCGGGACCATCTGCTCGAACGTCAGTTCACCCTCCTCTTCGGAGTAATACTTCATGATTTCCTCCAGTACATTTTCCACATGAACACGGTGCATAGGATAAGGCAAGGAGCGATTAGGATTAGCTCTGACATACAACCTCCTTCTTCCACTCAGTCACCTTCAGGATCGAGGGCGCCTCGATGCCCAGGTAGAACTGGATACCCTTTGTGTCCGTCACAAACTTTTTGCCCTTGTTGACTCCGTCGAGCACCTCGAAGACGAACGACTTGTTCGCCCGGCCCCTGTATCCGCACAGGCGAGAAGTGCCCTTGGGGGTCTTAAACTCCTTGGTCAAGTGCTCCTCCTTCAGTCCGTCGAAGTTATTGCGCACACTGAACCGCAAGTCTGCGAGCTCTTTGGTCACAATCTCTCCGCCTTCCTCAACCGACCGGACCTCCATCTTGAACGTGGCAGTGTCCGCGTTGTAGGTGCAGTTGCCTAGCTTGAGGTTGAACTGCTTGTTGACCTTGTTGAGCTCCGCTAGGAGCGGGTCAATCTGATTACGAATTATGTTGAGTGTATCTTTGTTGATCATTTGGATTCTCCTTTAATGGTTAACTGATGTTTCTTGAATGCCACTACAAGGTCAGACTTTTCCTGTTGTGACAAGTTGCAGAACTTCGCGAGCGCCCGAATCCTGTCCGAATTCGAGTTGACGTAGTTCACGAATAGCTTTTCTAGTATCTTGCTTTTAGTTGTGTTGATCATGGTTTTATTCCTCCTTGTTAGGCTGTTACCAGCCCCGCATCGATGAGTGCCTTGGCAGTCCGGCCATAGCTACCCTGTAGGGACCAAGCCAGCCCAGTGCTTACTAGGCCCTGGAATAGTTCGATTACCTCTGATTCGTTTAGTTCTCCGTTTTCGTAGGCTATGATTTGATTGATGTTATTCATGTTGGTTGGTCTTTCTTGGTTGGGGGTTAGTTTTTCCACTGAAAGTTCCCGACCTCGAAAACGTATCCGAGGCTTTCAGCTTTTTCCTTGGCGGACTTCAGCGTCTTATGGGTTGATGAAATTACTCCACCAACCGAATTGAGTCTGCTCATTGTCCAAGTTTTCCCGGTCTTGGTGATCAAGGCGGGTTCGGCTTTTGCTGTTAATGTGTTGCTCATGGTTAGAATTTAACCCATCCGCTGGGTTATGTCTACAAGTATTTTCAATACAATGCGTAAGTTGTTGATATTGAATGAAATACTTTTTCTAGAAACCTGGCGCCGGAACGCGGTAAACCTCGCCAAACTGCGATTTATCCTTCATCAACTTGCCGGACTTCACCAAGCGCGTGAGATACCTGGACAATGTTCCCCGCGGAATTCCCATGGCAGGATCTGCCTTCTCCCACACATCCTTGAATGAAGATCCTTTCTCCTTGTCGACGCATGCCATCACCTCCTCGTCCTCGTATGCCTTCTTCGATCCTTCGGTTGGTCGCGCGTCGTCCGGATTAAATTCTGCTGTGCGCTTCATCAGCGGAAATTCCCACTGCACACAGAACGGATCGATCGGCGAAAAGTCTCTCATCGTCGGCTCGACGATTAAAACATTCTCTTCCTTGTGAGGATGCATAACGAAGATGCTGTCAGGGTCCCGAGCGAACACTGTACTGCCTGACATCTTATCAAACCCGGCCCTGTTGCCATGGCCCTTGCTGAAGTGATGCCCGAACACGACGCTCGCGTTGGTCTCGACCGCAATGCTGTCCACCTCGTTCATCAACGTTGCCATCTCTCCGGCGCTGTTCTCATCTCTCTCTCCGTACAACTTGTAGATCGGGTCAAAGCAGATCAGTCCAAACTCTCCGATCCTTAGCTGGTCAATGATCTTGGGCCGCAACGCACTCAGGTCCGCCGAGTGTCCTCGCAGATTCCAGACGAACAACTGATCGCTAGGTATCTGAATGCCTAGTGCTCGGCACACGGATCTGATCCGCTCCCGGAACGAATACTGCTGGATCTCAAAGTTAATAAACAGCACCCGCGTCTTACGAGTTGGCATCTCCCAAAACTTCGTGCCAGACGCCACACATATCGCTAACTGCAATAGCGTCCAAGTCTTCATGCTCTTACTGGTCCCGCCTAGCACCATCTTACATCCGCGGTGCAGGGCTCCGTAGATAATCTCCTCCGGCTTCTCAATCGGTAATTCGTCCAGGGCCCCCGCCTCCATGATGAGTGGTAGGTTCCCGCTTCCCCATGGCTTGCTGGCCCCGGCCAGGATGTTCCTAATATCTTCCGGGCATGCGTCCTGTTCTTCCATCGCACCGAGCGCCTTGAGCGCAGCCGTATGCATGTTCCGCATGCGCGTTGTCTTCCGCAACCTGGGCAACCAATAGTCCATCTTCGACGCTGAGTTCGGCTGGTAAGAGCAAGAATCGGTGAGTTTGGCAAACACCATCGAATGGCAACGTGATATCCTCGAGGCAACTAAGAGGATGCTCGTTGCAGAAAGAGATGCGTCGGACCACACTCACGCCCCAGCGATCCGGCAGATCATTACCAATGTCGACGCGGCCCTGTTATTCAATAAGGAACTAAGTGAAAATTTACAAGCTGACCGCGGTCAGGTTCGGGGCGCTTGTGAAAGAGTTCGGGCTGGCCCCGGGTAGTCTGTTCCCGCTTGAGTTCGGAAACCAAGGAAGAATAATCAACGCGATGCTTTACGATTACTGGCACGGCAATGGATATAAGCTGGACATGTTGACCGGAAGTTTTGTAGAAGATAAGACAACAACCCCAACGAAAGGAACCCCACAATGCAATCAACCAGACTCACGAAAGGAGACCTGACCGAACGGTATAGGCAACTCGCAGGAGAGGTCGTCGTGCAGATGATCTCAGACATTAAACTACTGAATCGTAGAAAGATTCTGTCCGGGCTCGTATCAATAGCCAAGCCGAGACGCAACTCGGGACACGGAGACGGATACAAAAGCTACATCGAGTCGGACGAATTGGTCCGCGCAATACGCGGTGAACCTATGGCTACATGGCTCATGGCTGCCGGGGCCAACGTGGATCACCGTGACGTAGTCCGGCGCCTGGAGAAGTTGACGCCCGAGAAGTGTAGTGAAAATGAGAACCGAAAGTTTCACCAATCAAGGAAGGGTAACTAAATGAAGATTGACGACTACAAGTCTGAGGTGCCCAACGAACTAAAGAAACTGGCAGAACAGTTCCAGGTCGAGAAGTGCTGGATCTTCCCTGACAATGTGTGGCGAGTGATTTTGCAAATGCGCAAGACCGTCTGGAAGGACATGTGGGGGACGCAACCACAATGAACCAAGACTCTTACGGACCACCTCGGGACAATGAGGCTGAGTGGGCAGTGCTGTCGGCATGCTTCACCGACCCAATTATTTTAGACAGGAACAAGGCTGAGATCCTCGACCCGCACAACTACTACCAACCAGTAGCCCGGTGCGTCGCCCGGGGGTTGAGGGATGGCGTGCCACCTGACGCTGTCGCCATGGGCGAGTTTGTCGGCAAGGAGCATCCGAAGTATGTGCACGAATTTAGTCTAAAGATTATGTCAGGCTCGATCACGTCCGCGTCGAAGATGGACTATTGGTTGCCCAGGTTGCGGAAGACAACGCGTATGCGGAACATGCACACAGCTGCGCTCAAGGCGCTCGGTGCTATGGAAGAACAGGACGCGTGCCCGGAAGATATTAGGAACATCCTGGCCGGGGCAAGCAAGCCATGGGGCAGTGGAAATCTCCCACTCATCATGGAGGCTAGCGCTCTAGATGAATTGGCGATTGAGAAGCCGGAGGAGATTATCTTTGGAGCCCTGCACCGCGGTTGCAAGATGGTGCTGGGCGGGACGAGCAAGAGCATGAAGACGTGGACGCTGTTGCAGTTGGCGATATGTGTGGCGTCTGGCACAAAGTTTTGGGAGATGCCTACTCGCAAGACGCGGGTGCTGTTTATCAACTTTGAGATCCAGCAGTACTCATTCCGGGAGCGGATAAGATCCGTGTGCCGGGCGCTGGGCATTCAGATACCCAACGACCAGTTATTCGTTTGGAATCTGCGAGGACACTCGGCGGACCTGAGCGCGTTGCGGCCCAAGATCATTGACCAGCTACGGATCGGAGAGTTTGGACTGATTTGCTTTGACCCGATTTACAAGTTGTACGGAGAGAGAGATGAGAACAGCGCCGGAGAGATGGCTACGTTGATGAACGAGGTAGATAGTATTGCGGTGGAAACCAACGCGAGCGTCGTGTTCGGGCATCACTTTAGCAAGGGACACGGCAACAGGGCCGGGTTTGATAAGATGTCGGGCAGTACAGTATTCGCCCGGGACCCAGACAGCATCTTCGTTATGCATCCGCACAAGGAAGAGAATGTGCTGATCGTCGAGCCGACGATGAGAGACTTCTCGCCGATCGATCCGTTTTGCGTGCAGTGGGAATTTCCGCTGATGAAACGCACAGCAGAATTTAATCCGGACGACGCGCGACCAACCGAAGGATCGAAGAAGGCATACGAGGACGACGAAGTGATGGCGTGCGTTGACAAGGAGAAGGGATCATCGTTCAAGGAGGTGTGGGAGAAAGCAGATCCTGCTATGGGAATTCCGCGGGGAACCCTCTCGAGATATCTCACGCGCTTGGTGAAGTCGGGCAAGTTGTTGAAGGATAAATCTCAGTTTGGCGAGGTGTACCGCGTTCCGGCCCCAGGTTTTTAGAAAAAGTATTTCATTCAATATCAACAACTTACGCATTGTATTGAAAATACTTGTAGACATAACCCAGCGGATGGGTTAAATTCTAACCATGAGCAACACCAATACAACCAACGCCAAAGTGTCCCGGGCGAATGTGGGACGCAAAGTAGTAAATGTAGCCAACAAAGGTTTTGGTTTCTACGAGGAAACAGGTCTTTCGGTCGCCGCCTACTCCTTGCTTGTTACGGTCGGAATCAGCCTCGCGTCGCTTGTTGAAGATGCGGAGAGGTTTTCCAGGAATCCCACCAAGGAAAACTTTGACAGCCTCAGAATCGGTGCAGTCGCCTTTTCAAAAGCTGTTAAGGAAGAAAAGCTCGGCAAGTTCGGACGCTAACCCCCAACCAAGAAAGACCAACGATCATGACTGAAAGCAAATTAATAGCAAAAATCAAATCAGACCCGCGAGTAGATTCAATCAGCGACGAGCGCGACTATCGCGGTTCGCAACTGAACGACCCCCAGGTCAAGGAGTACATCAAGCGCACTGGCGACAACGGTGACGGATTCTGGATCTACCTCAAGCCAGGCTGGGTAGATAATGCCGGGACCGGGGCCCACCAGGTCCATGAGTCGAGCGTCCAGGAGGCTTACACATTTCTCCAGGGCGTTAGCAAGTGCAAGTGCAGTGAATGCAATTCATAACCAAGAAAGACCAACAACATGATCAACAAAGACACACTCAACATAATTCGTAACCAGATTGACCCGCTCCTGGCAGAGCTAAACAAGGTCAACAAGCAGTTCAACCTCAAGCTCGGCAACTGCACCTACAACGCGGACACTGCCACATTCAAGATGGAAGTCCGGTCGGTTGAGGAGGGCGGAGAGATTGTGACCAAAGACCTGGCAGACTTGCGGTCAATTGTTCGCCATGGATTCGACGGACTGAAGGAGGAGCACTTGACTAAGGAGTTCAAGACTTCCAAAGGCACTGCTCGCCTGTGCGGGTACAGGGGCCGGGCGAACAAGTCGTTCGTCTTCGAGGTGCTCGACGGAGTCAACAAGGGTAAGAAGTTTGTGACGGATACCAAGGGCATCCAGTTCTACCTGGGCATCGAGGCGCCTTCGATCCTAAAGGTGACCGAGTGGAAGAAGGAGGTTGTATGTCAGAGCTAATCCTACTCAGTCCTTGCTTAATATTATGCACCGTGTTTATGTGGAAAATGTACTGGAGGAAACCATGAAGTATTACGCTGAAGAGGAAGGTGAACTGACGTTCGAGCAGATGGTCCCGGGCAAGTATTATCGGTCCGGGAACGACTACGGAATCTGTGAGATCAATCAGTCCGCCAGCAACAAGCCCAAGATCCTGACCTACCTAAATAGGTGCGGGAGTTGCATAGGGGGAAACTCCATGCTGTCCGAGGTCGACATGACCGACAGGCTTCTGGCAGTGCTGAAGGATCGCCGGGACAAGACGATCGGGTTCATCGACGAGATGGGGACCTGGTGAGCCGGGCAGTCGAATGCCCTCACTGCCGCGGAGAGGTCCCGGTGGCGTTATTCGCGTCCAGGATCGGCAAGGTGAGGTCGGAGGCTAAGGCCAAGGCATCGATCGCTAATGGTAAGAAGGGTGGGGCGCCTAAAGGGAACAGGAATTGGGCCGGGAAAGAGCTCCCGGTGGCATCGTTTCGACCGCTTAAACTGACCTAAAACATAGCCCGAAAGGGCCAGAAACAGCTATTTCGCCCTACTCTGTTAAACCCGGGTTCTACACTGTTTCACCATTTCGTTCCCCTTATATGTATATAATGGTGAAACAGACCCCTGTTAGAGCGGGGGACTAAAGTCCCCCCGCTTCGCTGCGCTAGCGGTACCGCTCCAACCGCGGGGGTCTTTTCAGTTTACCATATGCCTTTTTAATTCTTACCAGAAAATGTAGGCGAAACACGAAAGACTTGCGCGTTGGCCCGGATGCAATACTTTGACGCAAGCCAGTTCTTATGGGGTGGGTTGGGGAACTGGCTGCGACCCGGGAGGGGTGAAAGTGGTTCCCGGGC